TATTATAATGACTGATAGCACACTTACAACAGGTATGAATTATTCAAGTAGTTATTCATATGTGTATAATGCTGATTCAGGTTCGAATATCTATTTTGTAATTTACGGAATATGTCCTTAATAAAATTAATATTATGATTAAATGTAGAGTAGAAGGAGGAGGTGCCCCACCAGCAACAGCAACATTAGCATGGAGTTTAAGTATAACGGGTGGAGGAGTTGGTGTAATGGATTTATATGTTAATGGCAGTATCGTTGAAACTAGAAGTAATACATCAAATGGAAACTACACAGTTAATCAAGGAGATACAATTGCTATGGATTTGAATATGAATCAATGCACTGGTGGTGATAACTACGCAAATGTATCCACATCAGGTATCATTAGTGAAGAAGATTGTGGTGATAATACTACAGCTTCCCTTTTCACATCAAACTACACAGTTCAAGCAGGTGATGTTGGAACTACAATATATTTCAATGCATTTATATCATGTGAAGGTGCATGTTTATAATTTAATACTTTTATTTTTTTATAGTGTTAAATACTAAATGGCAATACAAAATCTAACTAAGCAGGTTATAGATAATGGTGGTGAAATTATTCCACTAATCATTCCCTCAAATCTTACAAACGGAACTGGTCTTATGAATCCTTCTATCTTTATTGATGGGAAGAAGATTTTATGCAATTTAAGACACGTAAATTATACACTCATGCATTGTGAGGGTGAACAGGTCTTTGGTAATAGACATGGACCTCTTGCATATCTTAACCCGGAGAACGATATTAAATTGAAGACTATCAACTTTGGATTAGAGTTGAGTGATACTCTCGCAATTAAAAGATATACGAAACTAGATACGTCTAAATGTGATGTAGAACCTATGTGGGAGTTCTATGGTTTAGAAGATGGAAGATTAGTAAGATGGGATGGTGATTTATGGATTACCGGCGTGCGTAGAGATACCACACCCAACGGACAGGGTAGAATGGAATTATCTAAATTAGATAAGGGATGGAAAGAAACCGATAGATATAGAATCCAAGCACCGATTGATACAGAAAGTTATTGTGAAAAGAATTGGATGCCAGTACAAGACCTTCCATTTCATTATGTGAAGTGGGCAAATCCAACAGAGGTAGTTAGGGCGAATATCCAAACTTTACAATCCGAACAAGTGGTAGTCAAAGGAGGTGTAGGTGAGTTTCAAAATATGAGAGGTAGTAGTCAAGTCGTTCCATATGGTGAGTATCGTATTTGTATTATACACGAAACTAAACTTTGGAAAAATAAGATTGACCAAAGGAATGCAAAATACACTCACAAATTCGTAGTATGGGATAGGGATTGGAATATCCAGCATATATCAACTGAATTTAGTTTTATGGATGGTGAGATAGAGTTTTGCTGTGGATTAGGATTTCATAATGGGAATATGCTAATCTCCTTTGCATTTCAGGACAATGCAGCATTCATACTTAAAGCCCCTCAACATCAAATCGAATCCCTTATATGGAGTTAAATAAATTATTAAAAGATTATATCGACGATACCCGCAATCCACTTATCAACTTTAAGTTAGGATGGGAATACGAACAACAGGGACAAACTGCTTCTGCATGTGGATTTTATTTAAGAGCAACAGAGTTTGGTAATGATATTGAATTACAATACGAGGCACTTTTAAGAATGGCACTATGTTTTGAAAAGCAAGGTAATAGATGGTTTATGATTAAAGGTTTATTACAAAGAGGGATTTCACTTTTACCAAAGAGAGGAGAAGGTTGGTTTTTATTAGCAAGAGCACACGAAAGAAATAGAGAATGGCAAGAGGGATATACTGCAGGTTGTGTTGGAATGGAATTTGATTTTGAAGAAGGTAATACGATTACGAATTTAGAATATCCAGGAAAATGGGCGTTTGAGTTTCAAAAAGGAGTATGTGGATGGTGGATAGGTATATTCGATGAGAGTTTAGCAATCTTCCGTAAATTAAATCGTAATAATAAAGTAGATGCGATACACAAACAGGCAATACAAAATAACTTAAATAATCTTTCCAATAATTGGGTCCCACCTATGGAATATACGAAAAGGGATTATCCAAAATTAAGATATAAATTTGATGGTGCACATTCCATAGAAAGGAATTACTCACAATGCTATCAGGACTTATTTGTTCTAATGGCACTGAATGGTAAAGAGTGTGGTAGTTGGATTGAAATAGGTTGTGCACATCCTACCTATGGTAATAATACAAAGTTATTAGAGGAATGGGGTTGGGAAGGTGTGAGTATTGATATAGACCCTAATGTAGTAACCAATTGGAAAGAACGAAAAACTAATCCATATTGTTTAGATGCAACCCAAACGGATTGGGATGTCATGCCTATATGGGAGGGGAAAGGGATTACTGATTACTTACAAATAGATGTAGACCCTGCACGAATTAGTTATGAAGTTCTTTTAAAAATACCCTTTTGGAAACAAAAGTTTAGAGTCATAACCTTTGAGCATGATTATTATGTTGATGATAGTGTAAAAGAAAAGAGTAGAGAATACCTTCGTTCATTTGGATACCAATTGGTAGTAAATGATGTTGCAGTGAATAAATGGGATAGTTTTGAGGACTGGTGGGTTCATCCAGAGTTAGTAAATCAGAAAATAATCAATCTTTTAAGTAATAATTCAGAAATAAATCCCGTAAAAGAATGGATTTTTAACAACATTTGATTTTTGTATTGTTAAATAATAAAACCATATATTATGAATGCAAAAAATGTATTAAGTAAAATAGCTTCTATGATTTCGTTTAGTGAAACCGAAGTGGAATTAACTTACGCGAAATTAAAGGACGGAACAATAGTAGAGTCAAAAACATTTGATGTAGGTGAGGAACTATTTGTAGTATCAGAGGATGGAACTAAAACACCAGCACCTGATGGAACACACGAATTATCTTTGAAAGATGAATCAGGTAATGAAAATTTAATTAAAGTAATTACTAAAGACGGTAAAATCGAAGAAAGAGAAAATGTAGAAATACAAGCAGCAGAGGTTTCTGTTGAGGTAGAACCAACAGAGGAAGAACCAATGGAAGAGGCACCTAAAGAGGAAGTAGATATGAATAAGAAAGTAGATGAATTAGCTTATCGTATTGAAGAGATGGAAAAGAAGATGCAAAAGATGGAAGAAGCTATGAAACCAAAAGAGGAAAAGGAAACCGAATTAGAAGAAGAAGACCTTCCTAAATTAGATGGTGCACCTCTTGATGATTCAATAAAATTTTCAACAGCAGAAACTAAACCGAATTTCGGTCAAAAAATAAAAAATACAGAATCTAGTATATACGAAAAATTATACAGATAAAAAATATTCATTAACTCATTCAAAAAAAAAACAAATGAACAATTCAACAAACAACAGAGTTCAGAAATTCGCTGAACCAACAATCACCGCGACAACTTACAAAGGTGAATTTGCGGGACTTTATATTGCAAGCGCATTACTATCAGCAAATACGCTAGATAAAAAGTTAGTAACAATCATGCCTAATGTGAAATACAAAGAGGTAATCCAAAAAGTAGCACAATCAGGTATCGTACAAGATGCTAGTTGTGATTTCGTAACATCAGGTAGTGTAGAATTAACAGAACAAGTAATCACTCCAAAAGAATTACAAGTCAATTTAAGCCTCTGCAAGCAAAACTTCGTAGCCAGCTGGCAAGCATTACAATTAGGATATAGTGCTTTTGATACTATCCCTAAGACATTCAATGATTTCCTCATCGGCCAAGTTTTAGCTCAGGTGGCCGCTTCAACTGAAACATCTATTTGGCAAGGACCATTAGTTCCTTTAGCAACTGGTGAATCAACAAACGGAAATTTCGCAGGTTTTGAAGCTCGTTTCTCTGCTTCAATCGCAGCAAGTTCTTCATTAGCAGGAACTGCAGTATTAGCAGCAAGAACTGGTTCAGCTATTGACTCAGGTTCAATTACAGCATTAAACGTAATCAACAAAATTGGTAACGTATATGATACAATTCCTAACACAGTATTTGGTAAAGAAGATTTAGTTATCTATGTTTCAACAAACGTAGCAAAGGCTTATCAAACTGCTTTAGGTGGTAATGCTAACCAATCTGGTTTCAATACACAAATGAACGTGTCAGAGAAGCCATTTAACTTCCAGGGTATTGAAATCGTAATGTGTCCAGGTATGAGTAACAATAAAATTGTTGCAGCACAAAAATCTAACTTATTCTTCGGAACAGGTTTATTAAGTGATTACCAGGAAGTTAAGGTGCTAGATATGAGTGATATAGATGGAAGTCAAAATTTCCGTCTGGTGGCTCGATATACCGCAGGAACACAATTCGGAATTGGCCAAGATATCGTATACTACGGAGCATTCTAAAGAAATAATTAAAGGGTGGGGAGTAGCTTAGAAACAAAACTCACCCTTTTTAATAACAAACCAAATTAAACATAAAATATTATGGCATGCGATTTATCATTAGGAAGACAGGAAGTTTGTAAAGAAAGCGTTGGTGGTTTGCAAGGAGTTTACTTCTTCAACTATCCTTCTACTTCGACTGGGTCTTACACGCCAAACTTTACGCTTAATACAACTACAAATGAAGTTACTGGTTTTCCATCAGGAAGTATAGTATATTACTATAGCCTCAAAGGAACGTCAGCATATTCTGAGACTGTCAATTCTTCAAGAGAAAACGGAACTACATTCTTTTCACAAGAATTAACTCTTAACTTAAAGAAATTGACACCGGAGATGACAGTTCAACTTAAAACCTTAGCATACGGAAGACCGGTTGCTATCGTTTGGACTAATAACGGAGATGCATTAGTAGCAGGTATTACGCAAGGTTGTGATTTAACAGCAGGAACAATACAAACTGGTGCGGGAATGGGAGACCTTTATGGTTATTCTGTTACTCTTACAGGTTTAGAAAAGTTACCAGCTGCATTTATTACAGGCTCGACTCAATCTAACCCATTTGGTTCTGCTGCATTGACAGTAAAACCATCAGTCGTTTCAGGTTCTGCAGCTTAATCGCTGAGGAATTGAAATATATATTGAAGCATATTCTTTGTAAAATAAAGGATATGCTTTTATTATGCCCATACTATAACCACATTTGATTTATTGAGTGTTAAATAAGAGATAATACTAAACTAATACTAGATAATGCTTACATTTATATCAGGTAGCACGAATAGCTATACAATAAGAATCTCACCTCCAACAACAACTGAGCAATTTACAATGTCATTACAAGATATGACAACACAAGTAAATTCAACTGCATCCCTTACAGGAATAACTTATAATGGGTATGAGAGTCTTTTAGGTTTTACTGCAAGTATACCGAATACGAATGTTGCACAGGAGTTTAGAGCAACTTTAGAAAATGGAGGATATGAATTATGGCATGGTAGTATACAGGTATTTACATCTCAAAGTAATGAGCCGATATATAAACCGGTATACGCAAATCAAATTCCTTTAGATGGAAATGAGGTATCGCATGTATCAACCAATCAATATGTAATTTTAGACTAATATATGAAACAACAAAGTAAATTCTCCGTAGTAAATCTCCAATCACAAGACATTCCCAGAATAATGGAGGATATAAGAACTCGTTATGCTTGGGTGCCTTTTGGTGTCTATGGACAAGATGATTTCTTCTCAGCAGTAACATTAGCACATAATACCTCAACAACTAATGCAGCTTGTATAGAAGGTATTGCTGATTTAATTTATGGTAAGGGTTTATACTCAAAAGACCCAGCATTTAATGCATTACTACAAAGGTTAATTCCACAAGAGGAAATTAAAAGAGTGGCATTTGATTTAAAATTGTATGGTAATGCTGCATTCCAAGTCTATTGGAACGATGAACATACTAAAATAATTAAAATGTATCACGTACCCGTTCAGTATTTACGTGCGGAAAAGATATATGATAATCCTAAAATAGAAAACTATTACTACTGCACTGATTGGAATGACCAAAGGTCAGTTAAGAATAAAAAGAAAGTTCCAGCATTTGAAACGAGTAATGAGAAAATGGAAATACTTTATATTAAAAATTATTCTCCAAGTCTTTATTATTACTCTCTACCTGATTGGGTTTCTGCACTACAATTTTCATTTGTAGAAGCTGAATTATCCAATCTACACATCAACAATATAGAAAATGGTTTCTTACCTGCTGTTATGTTAAACTTCAACACAGGAGTTCCTGCACCTGAAGAAAGACAGACGATAGAAGCATTAGTGCAAAATAAATTTACAGGAACTAGAAACGCAGGCAGATTTATGTTGAGTTTTAATGATGATGTGGCGAGCAAACCTACTATCGATGTCATCAACATTGACAACTTACATGAGAAATATGAATATGTTGCAACTTACGCACAAGATAGAATACTTGTAGCACATAGAGTAACATCGCCGTTATTATTTGGTATTAGAACAGAGGGAAATGGTTTTAGTTCTCAATCAGAGGAAATGAAAACAGCATTCTCAATCATGCAAACAATGACTATATCACCATTCCAAAATCTTTTATTAAATTCATTAGATTATGCATTGGTTTGTGGTGGATATGATAATACAGAATTATACTTTGAACAATTGACACCATTAGTAATTCTTTCACAAACTGCAGAGGATACTGATAAGTCAGTTGGAAAAGTAGAAGATGAAACGAATAAATCTATGGAAAATCCTGCAACACAGGATAACCCCGGAGACCAAACTCCAAACGAACCTTCTAAACCTACTAAACCAGCAACGGGTTTAAATGAACCCATAAATCAATACTCTGCGTTTTTCAAACAAGATTATCAAATAACTAATAAATAATATATAACTATGAGCTATGCTTTATTCATAAACCGAAACGATATTATTAAAAATACTCCACTACAAGGAGCTATTGACTCAGATGCATTATTACCATTTTTAAGAACTGCACAAGATAAATACTTAAAGAATCTATTAGGAACTGTCCTATTTGATTACTTACAAGCACAAATAGTAGCTAATACTGTCTCTGCACTTTCAGTATTTTATCAGGACTTATTAGATGACCATATAAAGAATACTCTAATGTGGTATGGTTGTGTAGAATACATACCATTTTCCTCAATACAATTCAAATCCAATGGAAGTGTTAAGCAACAATCAGAACAAGGAATTGCCCCTTCTAAATCGGAAATAGATTATCTTTTTAGTAAGGCTCAATCGAACGCTGATTACTATGCACTTCGATTACAAAATTATTTAGTTGCATATTCTAATCAAATACCGCAATACTTACAATCAGTTGGTAATATGACACAAATATATCCAGACCAAACAAATCAATATTTTGGTGGCATTCAATTATAATAAACTATGGCAACATCATTTTTACAAAATAATTTAGGAACAAACTATACATTATATTTTAATGTTATTGACTATTTTAAGACTATAATGCAAAATCACCCTACAATACAATCTGTAAGTCAAGGTGATATAAGTGATATAGATGTTGAACAATACCAATTATATCCTTTGGGTAATGTAAATATATTGAGTGCAGATTTTAATGCAAATACAACGGATTATACAATTCAGTTAATAGTTGCTGATAAAATAAAGAATAAAAATAATGAATCAGTTGGTAGAACAAATGCATTAGATGTTCCTTTTTATGGAGATGATGATACTGTTGATATCTGGGCAAATATGTTAGGAGTTGTAAATGACCTTACAGCATTCACACAATATTCAGTTGAAAGTTTTAATATCAACGACCAAATCACAAACGAACCCTTTGCTGAGAGATTTAATAATGGATTAGCAGGTTGGGTTTCTACTTTTACACTTACTACACATAACGATAGACCGAGATGTTTATATAACTTATATGACACACCACCCTTTGAAGTTGAAATTAGTTATGTAGCCGTAGCAGGAGGTGGAGCAGGAGGCGGACAAGCACATGGAGGTGGTGGTGGAGCAGGTGGTTATTTGACTGGGTTTGACACCTTACTTCGTAACATTGTATATCCAATTGTAATTGGTGGTGGTGGAACAGGTACCTATTTTAATCAACAACCACCTTCAAATGGAAGCAATACAACTTTTAATGGTTTAACTTTAATTGGTGGAGGTGGTGGTAACTCAAGTTCCGGAAGTGGCAATGGTGCAGCAGGTGGTTCAGGCGGAGGTGCAGCACCAAATGGAGTAGGTGGTGTTGGAACTGTGGGTCAAGGAAAAAATGGTGGTAATGGAATAAGCAATATAAGTGGTAGTTACGCAGGTGGCGGTGGAGGTGGTGCTTCACAAACAGGCTCATCTGCTACCGGAACAACACAAGCAAATGTGGCTGCTGGTAATGGTGGTAGTGGTAGTAACGCATTCTACAATTGGGTATCAAATACTTCTCCATACTACGCAGGTGGTGGTGGTGGTGGTGTATATATTAGCATACCTAATACGGGTGTAGTAGGGATTGGTGGAATTGGTGGTGGTGGAACAGGTGGAGGACATGGTCCTAGTGGTCATTACCCAACTAATGGAACTGTCAATACCGGTGGCGGTGGTGGTGGTGCAGGTGGATGGGACGAACTCCAAACAAGTGGTAATGGTGGTAGTGGTATTGTCATTATACAATATGCAGGTTTACCTCGAGCAATAGGAGGAAATATACTCAATACAAATGGTTTTACTACACACACATTTACAGCATCAGGTAATTTCCAAATAACATCTTAATAAATAAATTATGGCACACTTTGCAAAAATAGAAAATGGAATAGTAACTAATGTAATCGTAGTTGATAATCAACACCAATCTAACGGACAAGTTTGGATAAATGTAGTATTGGGATTAGAAGGCCAATGGTTACAAACATCATACAACAATAGAATAAGAAAACAATATGCTGGAATAGGATATAGTTATGATACAGAAAATGATGTATTTATTACACCACAACCATTTCCAAGTTGGGAATTAGATGCGAGTTTTGATTGGCAATCACCAATCCCATACCCAAGCGAAGAAGGTTTGTGGGATTGGAATGAAGAACAACTAATTTGGGTAAGAATATAATGCCAGGTAAAGATTATAAATCCTTAAAAGCTGTTGCTAAAGAAATTCAATCGAATTTACAAAAGTATGCACCTTATAGGAATGGTATTCTTCGTAATAAATTAAGAACTGCTAATACAATCAATACCATTATTGGTGAGAACAGATATGATTTTAAGTATAAAAAGAAAGCAACTGATATTAAGGTTTCAGTAGAGGTTTCACCTGATGGAGCAAGGTATGGGGTATTCTTTAATGACCCACCTGCAGTAGGACCTAAACGTCAAAAATTGAAACAAACTGCAGAAGGTAAAGGCAATTGGAACTTTGGCCAAAGAAGTATAGATGATGCAATTTACAAATATTTAGATAAGTTTATAGATGAAATTGAACGAAATATGGTCAAAACTATTGAAGACGAGCTAGATAAACTTTAATTTATAGTCTACGCCCACTACTTTTTCTATTTTTATTGGTTAAATAATAAATAACTAATTAAATGTCATATTCTTTTATACAAACACCGGCAACTATGTCACTGGCGCAATCGCCGGTTATATTCGCGGTATCATCTTCACAATATACTAACGAAAGTAATTTTCAATATATAGGTGAATTAACTATATGGACAGGTTCTCTTACCGCAAGTGGTAGTGGAGATACGTGGACCTTAGCAAAGTATCCATCTGCAACTGGTTTAACGGGTATTTTTGATTTGAGTAGAATAATAAACTCTACACAAACAGAATTGATAGAACAAAATATCTCTCCGATTAAATATTTCCGTTTCGATAGCTATTATCGCTATCAATCAGGTTCATTATATTTTACAGGTTCTACTATATCCTCTTCAGTATTTGAAGGTGCGGACGGATATCAATTATTTCCAGAAACAATAGGTGCACAAGTAAATACTTTAACACCACTTTGGCCTTTAATGACAAGTGGTCCAACAACTCAATCTGTTTTTGTAGATAATGTTGGAACTAGCACAGTTTTTGTTGGTAATGTTGGACAATCTATTCCTACAAAAATAGTTTATTCAGGTAGTACGGGTAATGGACAATTTATAATATCTTCCTCAACTACTGATTCAAATACTTTGGTTGCAGGATTTCCAAATGCTCCTGCACAATCAGGCTTTCCTTTATCTACTGGTAGTTTAAGTTCATATACTATACAACCATATTCGGGTAGTGTCGCATTGGGACAACCAATTACATATAATATAACTTGCCAACAAAAGTATCCAAACATTAGAATTAAATGGAAAAACCGATTTGGTCAATTTGATTATCTAAACTTTGATATGGTAAATAGACAATCCATATCAAGTGAAAGAAGGAATTATCAGCCTCAATTAGGTTCGTGGGGGGGTAGAACTTTATCTTACAATTCATACGATACACAAAATTTAGCATATATTATTGATTCCAAACAAACTATTAGTGTAAATTCAAATTGGTTGAGTGAGGACTATAATGATATTCTAAAACAATTATTAGTTTCTGATGAAATATATTGGATGCAATACAATACAACTGATGTAAAACCTCTAACAATTACAACCTCAAATATTCAATTCAAAACTGGTGTGAATGATAAATTTATTCAATACCAATTTGATTTCCAATTAGGACAAAATTACAAGCTAATAATTTAACAACATGGGTATAACCAGCACACAAGGTTTTAAATTTAAGTTAGTAGCTAGTGGAAGCTATGGTAGTCAACAATTAGATTTATTTGATGATGAGGAAATCCGTTTATCGGATAATGTCACAGGTCTATTTGATATTGGTGTTCTTCCATCTGATTTTACTCGTCAAATTAGTTTGCCAGGTTCAAAAACTAATAATAAGTTTTTTGAGTTTGTCTATGATATAGCAATAGAAAACCCATATCTTTTTTCAACAAATACAAAAGTATCAGCATACTTTGATTTTGATGGTATATATCTTGCATCAGGATACATTCAATTAAATAAAGTAAATGTATTATCTAACAAGTTTATTGAGTCATATGATGTAACAATATATGGAACTCTATCTTCATTTGCTAGAGATATTAATAGAAACTTTTTAACTGATTTAAGTTCTCTTGACCAATACAATCACACCTCCTCTTACAATAATATTAGTGCAAGTTGGGGTGGTAACCTATTTAATGGAGATATAAGATACCCACTTGCAGATTATGGTTCAGGTTATCAATTCACTTCCGGACAATACGAATTGTTTGGTATGGATGATACTAATGGTGCACTAACAATACAAAACTTTAAACCAGCAATTAGAGTAAAGCCAGTATTAGATGCAATCTTTACTGAAGCTGGATATACCTACTCATCATCATTTATGGAACAACCATTTTTAGATGATGTCTATATGGTGTGTAATAACAAATTAAAGTATCCAATATATGCAGGGTATGATTTAGAAACTTTTGGTAAGATTAAAATAGCTGCAATTAGTGGTAGTGGAATGACAGATATTACTTTACCATCAGGCAGTTTCGTAACTCTACCCTGGTTTAACGCTCTATCAGACCCACAAGGGTTTTACAATAATGGTGCATATACAGTTGATAAACGAACTAACCTAACAGGTGTTCTAAATCTAAATATAAATGTAAGTTGTTCCGCTAATAATATGCCAGGAACTCTTACTGCAAATGGAACGTGGCAAATGAGATTATTAGAGACCGGTAGTTCAACACCTGTCTCAACCCGTGCAATTCAATCATATATCTTTTTCTTTGACCAATTGCAACAAAGTAGAACAGGCGGTATCAACCAAACATATGATTTAGCAACAGAATTTATTTTTGAAGATGTGCCAACAGGCAGTTATTATTTCCAAATACGTCAATCACCAAACGACCCACCACCTGCTGTTCAACCTTTAGTGACAATGGACCCGCAAGGAACAACTAAATCTTATTTACAAATTAAGGAAGTAAAACAGGCAGCAGATGGTAGGGTATTAGATATACCTTCCAATATGCCATTTGGGACAGTGGGGATTAAGCAAATTGATTTTATAGTAGGATTACAAAAGAAATTTAATTTAGTAATCTATCCTAATAAAAATAAATTAAATGAATTTATTATTGAAACATTTAATGATTGGTATAAGACAGGTAAAATAAAAGATTTTAATAGATATATAAATTTAGATAAAACCATAGAAGTTATTCCAGCTAATAATCTTGCAGTAAATAAATTAAACTTTGGAGATACATTAGATACAGATTATATTTCACAACAATTTGCTAAAGTATCAAATAGAGAATATGGTAAACAATACTATGTAGATACTAGCAATTTCTTTTCACAAGGAGAGTTTAATGTTAAAACAACATTTGCATCAGACCCTCTAATTAGAATTGCAGGTACGGGTATATCTGGTAGTGTTAGTGGATTAGTTCCTACTGTAACACAATATCAAGTTGGATACTTAAAATCAGGCACTGACCCTGCAAGTTCTGAAACTTGTAATGCATTTTCATTTCCACCATATTATACATCAACTGGCACTATACAAACTGGTTTAACTGTTTATGTAGACCCGTATGGAAATAATCTATTAACTGGATATTCAAGTTTCGTAGATTTATCAGGACAAGTTTGGGATTTAAATAATGTTACTGCTGTAATTGGATTAAATAGTGGGATATTCTGTTAAAAAATAAATTATTATGAGCCAAATAATTCCAATATTCATACCCACTTTTATCAGTGACCCATTATATAATCCAGGTAGGGTTTTACCACATCTTTATTTTTTTAATGGTATGGTTGATTGTCAAAGGTATTATATCGAAAGTGGTAGTTTAACTACTGCAGGTGTTTCATATGAACAAACTCAATTTCCATACTTTGATAATTACAATGTAGTGACAGGTAGTTTTCCTACTACGGATAGTGTATCTTTATTATTTTTTAATGAGAATGCTTCGTATGGAGAAACGCCAGATGAGTCTCTGTATACAACTTATTGGTCGCAATATATTGAATTACTTTACAATCCAAAAACAAGACTAATAAATGCATCAGCAATTATACCCCTTGCGGATTATTTTAAGATGGAGTTAAATGATGTAGTTGAGTGGAGAGGAAACTATTATCACCTCAGGGCAATAAATGATTATAGTTTAAGTAATGGGGAATGTTCACTACAATTATTAGGACCGCTAATCGGAGATACAATTGCAGCACTATTACCACCTCAACCAATTCCAGGTGGAGACTTTAGTTATGACTTCGGATATGATTTTAATTAAACGTTGTTAAATAGATAATATGATAAAAGAAATAATAGATATGTTAGCACTCAATGAATACTATGGAGTATCCGAAAGAGTTGAAATTGCTAAAGGTAAGTATGAATATATTACAAGTTGGAAAAGGGCTTGGGAAAAAATTAAAAGAAATACACTATGGCTAAGAAAGTAGAAGTCGATATAGAAGTCAACTCAAATATTGAAGGGTCAATTGCACAATTAAAAGAATTAAAGTTGCAATTGAAACAAACTGCTGCAGGCTCAAAAGAGTTTAAGGAATTATTTGGTCAAATAGATGATTTAGAAGATAAGATTAAAGCAGCAAAAGGTGCATCTTCAGATTGGATAGATACATTAGAAAACGCCGGTGGTCCATTAGGAGCATTAGGTGGTGCAATAAATAAAGCAAAAGTTGCAACCCAATCATTTGGTGCAGCATTCAAAGCAATTGGTATTGGATTATTAGTAAGTTTAGTTGGTGGATTAGTAGGAGCATTTAGTCAAACTGAAGGTTCTATGAAAAAATTAGAACCACTCCTAATTGGAATTGAAAAAATCTTTGGTGGAATACTTGAAGTAATTCAACCTCTTTTAGATATCTTTTTAGAATTAGCACTTAAAGCCCTACCATATATCACATCTGGTATTGGTAAATTATATGCAGGCTTTGTTGCCTTCTTTACTTTAATAAAAGAAGCAGGAACAGGTGTTGGTAAAGTTCTTAAAGGTATATTCACATTAGATACTGATGTTATTAGTGAAGGTTATGAACAAATAAAAGGTAGTTTAGGTAAAACAGTAGAGGCATATGAGGAGGGTGTTAAAAGATTTGAAGCGGGAACGAAGAAACTTACTAAAACTCAAAAAGAAAATGCAAAGAACGGACAAGATATAGCAGATAAAGCCTTACAAGAAAGGTTAAAAAGATTAGATGCGGAGGATAAATTAGATGAAGCTAAATTAGCTAAACTAAAAGCTGAAGCAATGGTATTAGCATTTAGTGAAGAACAAAAGTTAGCAGTTGAAAAAGCATTCTATGAAAAATCACTGCAGTTAAAAATAAAAGATAATCTCGATAAACAAGCACTATACGATAAAGATAGTTTAGAATACAAAGCATTAGAAACAGAAAAGATAAATCTACAAGCTGAAAATATCAATAAAACAAAAGAGTTTATTGAAAAAGATATTCAATTATATGAACAAAGGTCAAAGGAACGTCTTGAGTTTGAAACTAAATTAGCTGATGACTTAAAGAAATTAGATGATGAAGCGAAAGCTAAAAAGATATTAGAATTAGAAGACCAAACCCGTTTAGATGAAGCAAGATTAAAAGTTCTTCAAGAAAATACTTTATTATATTTTGATGCACAAAGAAAATTAGAAGATGACCTTTATGCAGAAAAGATTGCAAAAGCAAAAGGTAATGCAAAACAAATAGAAGCAATTGAATTAGAACATAAAGCAAATCTAAAAAATATTGATGAGGCAGAGTTTCAAGCTAAAAAAGATTTACAATTACAAATAGTAAATTTATATGGTGGATTTGGTAGGGCATTACAGGAGTTAGCAGGTAAGAATAAAGGATTAGCAATTGCAGGTTTAATTATAGAACAAGCAGCAGGTGTTGCATCAATTATTATCAACACACAAAAGGCTGCAGCAAAGGCAGGATACTTTACACCATTAGGTATTGCAACTTTAATTGCAGGTGCTGCATCAGTAGTAACCGCAGTAGTAGCAACTAAAAGAGGAATAGACAATATAAATAAAGTAAATGTGCCAGGAGGTGGAGGTAGTAGTGGAGCATCAGCAGCAGCACCGGTATATTCCGGTGGTCCAACTGCATTAGCAACACCACAGATACAAGGAACACAGGCAGCAACACCAGGTAGTCAAATTGCAGAATCATTAAGTATGGCAACGAGCAAACCAATCAAAGCATATGTAGTTTCAGGCGAAATTGCTTCTCAACAATCATTAGATAGAAGGAGCAGTAGAGCAGCAACTTTTGGTGGATAATAAAATAAAAAAAATAAAGTATGTTAAATAAAGATATGGAAGAAGAAGTATTTGAATTGATGTTAGTCGATGAAGAAGATGGCGTTTTTGCTAATTCATTTGTTCATGCAGGTGCAATTGGTAGAGATTTTGTCTTCTTTGCAAAGGAGGAAATCCTTTTTAAGTCAGTAAATGACGAGAAGCGACTTGTAGCTGGTCCGCTCCTAATTCCGAACCGAAAGATATTAAGAGTAGATGGTGAGGGTAAAAGATATTTTGTATATTTCACACCTGAAACTATTGAAAAGATTGCAAGAAAGTTTGCCAAAGATGGTAATGGTAATGAGGTAACATTAGAGCATGGTGATAAAAAAGTAAATGATGTTTATCTAACTGAAAGTTGGATTATAGAGCAATCAGCTAAAGATAAAAGCAATCTATATAATTTTACACTTCCTGTTGGAACGTGGTTTGCAATATATAAAGTTGAATCAGATGAGGTGTGGGATAAAGTAAAAGACGGAACTTTTAGAGGATACTCAATCGAAGGTTTATTTGAACATCGTAAATCAGATATAAAACTTGCATTAGAGAAATCAATAGATGATTTAACTGATGAAGAAGCAACCGAAATACTTTCTAAAATCAAAACTATGTTTGAGACATATGCTGATTATGGTGATGG